ATAGCAGACCTCATACGTATTTATCTACTTACGAAGGAGAATAATGTGATTAGTTTAGGGAAACTGTCTTGTTTAAGAATACAATAGTTCCAACAGCCCATTGAGACTTAGTTTGAAACGTGTATACTTCGCCTTCAGATGTTTTAAATGTAGATTGATAACCTACAATTTTATCTGCAACTGTTTCAATATAGATTGTATTACATTGTTGTACTTGCTTGTAACCAACAATAGTTTTGTTACCATTCTTTTTATTGGCTGTATCAGCACCAATGATAGCACCTAATACAGTTGCCGCATCATTGCCTTTACCTTTACCAAACTGATTACCAATAACACCACCGATAATAGCACCTGCTAATACATCACCTGTACTTGCACTACCTTGTGAGTAAATTGGAACATCAACAATACCGCACTGTTGTTCAGGAACTTTCTGTACAACCTGTTGTGTAATAGGAGTACTTGAAGTTACTTCTGCTTGTACTCTCATAGTTTTGTTCTTGTGATGTGCATTTGCCATTGCTACACTTGAGAATAGCATTACTGCACCAGTAATCATTACAATTAGTTTTTTCATTTCATGTACCTTTCTCATGTTTAATATGAATATTATACGCTATTTTGCTGGAAATGTCAAGTTTTTATATACTATTTTCACCATTATTTGTTACCCAAATCCCTGGTTTTTTGAAGTATGCAACTATTTTGTTATCTACAATTATGTGCGTTTTTGAATATTTAATACGATATAGCTTCTTTTTAGTCATTTCTGGAAATGATTGATATATTTCTACTACTTTTTCTTTCTGCATAAATCTAATACCTGTCTCTGCTTTTTGGTCATACTTAGTACTAACCTCAAGTATATTGTTTATTTCTTCTGGATTTTTATCTGATAAAGATATTGCTTTTTCTTTAAATGCAGTTATTACTTTCTTTTCTTTTGCATTACCTCTATCACAAATAAGCAATTTAATAATGGTTGTATCAGGTAATCCCCACAGAAACGCTCTCCTAACTGCTCCAGGATGTAGTTCTATCCCACCCATTGATTCTTTGTTGTATCTTAATGTGAAAGGAGTTATATATTCTTTTATGTCTTCTTCTATAAAATCATATAACTTTACGGCCCATTCATGTTTTAAAAGTGTTTCAGTGGTATAGTTATCAGCAAAGTCAAATCTTTTTGTTATAGTACCTACTTGTGCATTTGGATCATCTATATTAAAATATATTCGTGCTTTGTCTAATTCTAATGCATTTCTCCATGACCACATCATTGAATTGAAAGGATATAATAAATCATATTCTATAGATAAGACTTTAGTTAGTTCTCCTTTTGTACATTTTACATAATAAGGTTTAATTTTATGTTTTTTAATAACATCACAAAATATATTAGATAAATTTGAAATATTGTCTACAGTATATTTTTTCATTTGTAGTCATCCAAGTTAAATGTTGTTGCTCTCATGTTTTCTTTTTTTACATGACTTGGATTATTTGTCCATATTAAAACTTCTGGATCCTGAATTCTAAAATCACACTCTTTACAATAAGGTGCTAAACTCCAATCACCTGTCTTATGTGCTTTTCTTAAATTTTGATAACCTTCACCATTAATAACTTCTTCGATTGTTTGCGTATCCATATGACCTAGTACACTTGGTATTTCATTTGGTGGTCCCATAGTTTGACAACAAGGGGTAACTGCACCATAATGTTTTCCAATACCTCCTGCTCTTACAGTAAAGTCAGGAGCAAAAGGTCTACCACATGTTGATACTTCTCCATTACGTTGTTCAAAATCTAAATTACCACTCCAGTTATGCATTTTCCATATTTCTGCTTCTGTGCCTGCAGGTTCGATAAAGTTCTTTTTGTATTCTTCTATTTCATAATCTATTTGATTGTTATCTAAAATAAGATGATAACTTGATACAACTGCGTTGTAACCTTGTTGTTCTACATAGTTCTTTGCCTCACGTGCATGTTTGATGATAGTATCAAAAGCATCCATACGCATCCATTCTTTATATTTCTCACGATTATATCCTATATCAGAAAATCTACACAAATATAAACCACTATCAAATATTTTACGCATATAGTCTCCTTTAACTAAAAGACCATTTGTGTACACCAATGGCTTAAACCCACGTTTAGCTACCGCTTCTACATATTTTGGAAAGTTTTTATTGAGTGTTGCTTCGCCTGAACCATCAAGATTTACTACTATACCTTCACCGTATTGTTTGGCATCATCAAGTATGTTTTCAAAAAGGTCAAAAGGCATCTGCTTTAAAAACTCTTTGTCTCTGCCTCCTTCGCCTTGAGGACACATTTGACACTCGTAATTACAGCCACCAAATACTTCTGCTACTAATCTTTCTATTTTGATTTCAGCCATGTAAGTATTTATAATCTGTAAACTTAGAATATAATCATCAGGGATTTTTAAATATATTTGGTTACTTTTCTACCGCCTGCAGGATAAACTCCTACACGTGCGCCTTTAATACCAAAATTGTTTCTATCACTTGAATATCTAGCCATTAATACTGGTTCAAATTCACCTTCAAGTCTTTCTTTATTTGAGTGTGCAGAACCTGTAGCAATTAAACGATTACCATCAAACTGTGGATCGCCTTGTAGTACTAAATCTACGTTCTGAGGCCCTGGCTTTCCGCCCCAACCAACACCATAAACTGCTATACCACGTAGTCTGCCATCTTTTAACTTTCTAGCAAAAGTTGTTCCTTTAGGAAATTGTTCATTTGGTGATAACTTTCTAAGTGCTTGTACAAATGAATCTACTTCATCTTTAATTTCTGGTGAATGTTTATAAACAATAGCAAGTTCTTTATCTGATACCCCACCCCATTGTCCAAAATCTTTTGCTTTAGAACCTTTTTTATGAGATACCCAAGCTACTTCATTACCTGAGGCATCCACTGCATGAAAATCAGATTTAGGTGTTCCAGATGTTGTAACAAACTTAGCAACGTTAACTGTTCTATTACCTATAACTAAAGGTATTTCTGATTTGTTGCCTTTTAATTTTGCAAACATTTGATTGATACTGCCAAGTGCGGCGTCTTCATCACGTGTTGAAAATCCAGATCCTTTGCCTCCAAACTCACCTGTTTTTTCTAAGCCTGAAAGTCTTATTATTTTACCATCTACTGTTTCAAATGATGCAGGAAAAACACCTTGTTTTAAATCCTTTAAAACTTCATCATCTTTTTTTAATTTAATCGTAGGAGTATCACCACCTACTGCTACAAATGGTTGACCTGTTTCATATTTTTTAATAAAGTTGGCTAACCTTTGACGATCCTTTAAAAGATCCCCTCTTGTAAGTTTGCCTTCTATGATATCTGAATAACGCATATATGTATTTATCATATATGTTTTTTTATTTGTAAATGGAAAACCCACTCTTACGAGTGGGTCTCCAAAATTCATTACATTGATTATCGGAATGAAATGCAGTGTCCGACAAACTTATACCTTTTTTAAATATCCATTACGTCTAGTATTAGTTTTTTCTTATGTAATTATTTATCTTTTTAGTGTAATCCGTTGGGTACAATTACATAGTGAATTGCAAGAACAACTGCCACACTTGCACCAAGACCAATCATCATTTTGATAAAGTCTTTTGTTACTAGTGGGAATACAGTTCTAAACTTTTCTTTACCAGTAATTGTTGCCATAGCAAGTTCACGACCACATAGTAAACCAACGAACACCCAAGTTGTTGACATTGGAATATCATTCAGTTCTTTAAAGAACCAAAGTATCAACCAATAAACTGCGTCAATGATTGTAGCAGAACGTACATAACGTGTATTATGTTTTTCTAAAACAATCTTTTGAATCTTACCACCGCCTTCTCTAAACATAAATGCCAGGCCAGCGACAAACACAACTGAAATCATTATCATCAAATCCCAAGGAATTTGTCTAGGTAAGAACACGGCAATGTTTGCCATGTCATGTGATAACCAAGTGAACCATAAAAAGCCTGTTGTTACCCATTGACCAATACGCCAATATTTTTTATGTTCTTCTTTAACTGGTTTTGCTTCATCTAGTATTTTACTTACAACAATCCAAATTGCATATGCCGCCACAGCCGCAACTGCATATCCCATCATAGATTTTATAAGCATCTTCTCTAATACAAATGTACTAGCGAATGCACTTAACACTAAAAAAGATGTACTGACAGGTACACCTATTCGTGTTAAGACTAATAATAAGGCAGGTGCCATTGCATGATACCATTCAATTTCCTGAAAAGGAATTTTGTTTAGTCGTCCATAACTAATGTCACCAGCATTTGCATACCAGCCATACCAAAGAGTATATAACAATACCGCACTAGCGGCTCCCCACATAATCTTCCAATTAAATTTTTCGTTGTTTGATGCAATCCATGTACCAAGAGTTTGTACTGAATCGTTTGCGATAACGGCATAGCCGGCAAATAAGAAGCCAACTGCCATCCATAGAGTGAGTGCGTCCATTTTTTATCTCCTTCTGCTTAACGTCTTTACCACGTTGCTCACAAAGTTAGACCAGGCTCGACTTGTGCCTGGCAGTAACGTTATTGTTACAATCATATTTATAAATGTAACATAAAAAAGATATGAAATCAATACACTTTTTAATTGAATTGTTGATAACTTTTGAAATAAAAATGATAAATAAAAACAACATCAAAAACGAATACCAAATTTTTTTTTGGCTATTATTTTTTTTTGGATAACAGAAAGGAAAAAAGAAAATGACGCAACTCATATCACCTACAAAATTTACAAAAACAGTTGGCCTTTTAAGGTCATTTTTTTTGGATAAAGGGTTTGAAGAAGTTCATACTCAAAACAGATTATCTATATTAGCGGCTTGTGAAGATCCGTTCAATGTAGCAACATACAATTATGCAGGCCAAGTCTGGCCTCTTCCCCAAACAGGCCAAATGTGGTTAGAACACGAATTACTCTCTAAGCCCGATGCAAAGGGCTTTTTTTGTGTCTCCACGTCCTACAGACAAGAGCCAAATGCTATTCCAGGTAGACACGACATTATATTCCCAATGTTTGAATTTGAAATGCCAGGCGGGTACGATGATTTAAAAAAGATGGAATACGAATTATGTGAATACTTAGAATTCCCTAAACCAGAAGAAAGAACATATGCAGATTGGCAGAAACATTTTGGTCTAGATCCAATGACTGAAATGGAAGCTGAACATGAAACTAAGATGTTTGAAGAATTCGGTTCAACTATGATTACTGATTTTCCTGAAATGACATCTCCGTTCTGGAACATGAGTAGACACGAAGGTGGTGCTACAAGTAAGAAGATAGATGTTATCTTAGGTGGAATGGAAACAATAGGTTCTGCCGAACGTTCATGTGATGTAGAAATGATGAGAGATACTTTTCACACAATTACAAATGGCGAATACTCAGAATTACTATACAAACTATTCTCTAAAGAACGTGTAGAAGCTGAATTAGAAAAATTCTTAGAATTTGATTTCTTCCCGAGAGTTGGTGGAGGAATCGGTATGACTAGAATGATTTCTGCTTTAGATAAAAATGCTTAGAAAATAAAAAAGACAGTTAGCAAAATGAAATGAAAGTGAGTAAAATATGGTTTGCTAACTGCCCTTTAATGGTTATATGATATGATATAACCTAGAATATAAGCAAAGTAGGAGGGACTTGGTTACACCCCCAACCCCTCGACACAGATACCATTCTGAATCCAGGGAACCTAGTTCCGCTCGGTAGAGCGATGTGACTTTCGGTCGCTAGACTTTAAGCCTGGGTACCACCCCTAACTAGTCAAGTTCGAGCCTCTGGTAAGACCCTCTTCCTTGCACTACAATAAAACAACCGCTAAATTGTTTTATGCTTATGTTACTAATATAGCAAATTTGATTCGGTTTGTCAACACCTTTTTTCACTTTTTTTTAATTTTTTTTGAAATAAATTACATCAGCCCAATCTGTACGTCCATTCATTGGGTTTTTACTGACATGAGCAATATCGTATAATTCAAAACCCAAGGGAATCAGGGTTTTCTCTATATCGTAGAAACTGCACTTCTTTGTGTATAAGTCATAGAATGACAACTCTGTGAGTATAATCTTTGTGTTCTTTAGAGTATCTTTACCATGTTCTAATATGTCTGGTTCTGATCCTTGAGCATCCATTTTGATAATATCAACCGAATCTATTCGATTCTGTCTAGCAAACGTATCTAGTGTTCTTACGTGTACTTTTATTGTCTTAGACTTAAGAAAGTCTTTGTGGGCGTTCTCTGGCTTGTTTATAGCTATACTATCACTACTATTCTTGTTTAGTTTGTATAAACTACTCAACATGGGTTGATGTTCACTAACATAAAAGTCTTGCTTACCATTACGTGAACCTAATGCTATATTGTGTGCAGTTACATTACTAAACAATGCTTGACACATATGAAGTCTTTTGAATGCTTCTGGAAGTGGTTCAATAGAATGAATAGTACAATCTTCCCATACTTCTTTTAATCTATGTACTGATTGTCCTATATTTCCACCAATATCCAATATCAGAGGTTTATCCGTTCCTACCAAATTCTGTATTACCTTGTCTTTGGTAAACTTACCTAAATAGTCTTTGGTTCTTTGGTCGCTATCTTTATAGGTCATACTAGTACGCTACTATCTCTCCAAGTATCATCAACATAATTTACAATAATACTAATTCTTCTTTTGTTTAATTTTGGAAGACCATGCAGTTCTGAACCTGTATTTTTAAAAAACCAACCTGATCCATTCTTTGCACCTGTAGTTGAATTATTAAAAGAAGTAGATACGTCACTATCACTCAAATACAACTGCAAAGTGAATAACTTTGCTTTATCGTCAAAGTGATTATGTAACCAACTTCCTTTTTCGTCTTTGCATAATTCTATTCTAGTTCTACATTGTGAATAATCGCATCCTACAATGTCACCAAACAGTCTTTTTGTAGTCGAATCATTAAATGTTTTACATATATGCTGAAATGAAGAAGATGCATATTTGTTCATCCAAATACGATAATTTTTATCAGTACGCATTCCTTCAATTACTCCCCAATGAAATATATCACCATCCCATATAACTTGTTTCAATACTTCATTTGATACAACATTCTCAAATGTCCAACAATCAAATGTATGTGTATTCATTTTCTCATAACTAAGTAACTCAATCATTTGAAAACCTCCATGTATTATCTTTAATTAATATTAGTTTATCGTCAACATAAACTTTATTGTTATTTAACCTATATGTTCTTGGTGGATTATATAATGTAGGATCTGCTAATGTTTTCTCTGGACCATCAGTAAGTTCTTTGTAATTTATTTTTTTGTTTTGTGCTGGTCTACTGATACTATTAGGTCCACCAAATTTTGTATTATTTAAAACAACATGTAATTCTGATACATCAAAACTAGTTTCATTTGGTTTCATAAATTTTATATTTGGATAATCTTGTTGTATTGTTCCTTTATAATCACTGACTACTGCTAAAACTTTTTCTTTGTAATAACCTTCAAACATCAAACGAGTATTTCCAGGATGGGCTCCCCATAAACCTGTTTGAAAATAATTTATACTTAATGGATATTTTATACCATTTTGTTTTATACTGTGATACAAAACATCAAAACTGTTTATCTTTTCTAAATCTCTGTGAGTTAAGCCTGGTTGATTACTGATAACTTGATTAGACTTACTGAAAAGTTCTATTATGATATCTTCTATTTCTGTCTTGTAATTTTTTTTAAAAAATTCTTTGTTTATTTGTTCTAACGTTGTTTCAATAACATACGTTTTACATCCTATATATTCATCTAGTATATTAGATACATATATAAAATCTTCATACGTTTCTAAATCAAATCTTTTTGGGGGTACTATATCTCCATAATCAATCATAATCATCTAACAAGTTTGTCTTGTCCTCTGCATATCCCATTGCTGGATTTAGTGCATCTGCATTAGGCAAAGGATCTTGCTTGTCTGTGATAACTGGCCATTCTTGTGACCATTTCTTATTGATATCGTATAGTCTTTGTGTGAATTTTGGGGAAGTATCAGGTAAGATAGCATCTGCTGGACATTCAGGTTCACATACTCCACAATCAATACATTCATCTGGATTGATAACAAGCATGTTGTCGCCTTCGTAAAAACAATCTACTGGACAAACCTCAACACAATCAGTGTACTTACATTTTATACAATCCTGTGTTACTACATATGTCATTTATCACCTAAATAAAAAAGCAACTAGTTCTGTTGCCAGGTCAGTTGCCAACCCCGAATGATTACGCCGCTAAGGCTAAATCTTCATTTGCAAAATTATCGTTTGCATTTATAGTTTTTGACCAATAACGAAGTCACTCGGTTAACTCCACTTGCCTATTGACTACCAGTCGATCCTAGTTCAGGCCCATCATAAACACACTATCGCAAACTAACAATGTATTTATGGTGGACCTGCTGGGTACTGCCCCCAGGTCCTGTCTAGCGTTGAACTCGCTTCAACGTTAACATCTATATTTATACACTATAGGGGTGTTTTTGTCAATACTTAAAATGTGATTTTTAAGCCTACTGTTGACTCAGTTCTTTCCCAATCAGTGTCAAAATCATTATTTAAATACACTGTAGCTTGGTCTGAAAGAGAGTGGCTAAAGTTTAACATTGTTTTGTTCAAGTCGATAAAGTCTTCACCTGACTTGTCAATGTTCCATAACCCACCTGCTGAAACATCAAGTCCTACGACTTCCATTGTTCCCATTAGTTCGCCTGTATTAGCGTTTGCTTCTGTTTGACGTTCTAGTGTCAAAGCCCAAGAAATATCATTTGATACACTTGTATCTTCTGCCATCGCTGATGCAGAAAAAAAGACTGCGGCCAGCAGTCCAATAATTGATGTTTTCATATTCATAACATCCTCCTTAGTTGTTAGTCAATACTACACTCGAATCGAGCATAATATTCTGGTATTATAGCATAGGTTGTATTGCGAGTCAACCCCTATTAGCTAAAATCCATTCTCCAAGGTAATATAGTATAACCGATTGATGATAGTAATACTTCTTCTAAAAAGTATAATAGACCTAATGCCACTAATGCTCTTAACCACCATGGCCATTTAGGTACTGACTTTTTTAAAGGTATCAATATCCAATCTATTAATCTTGTATATGCATCCCAAAAACGGTCACTGATATTGTAAGGAGGAGTTTTTAATATTACTAATCCAAATGCTATCCACCAAACCCATATTGGGTGGTCTTCACTTACACCATATCCAAACATAAAAGGCAATAGCAATACCGTTAGATATAAACCTATATATTTTCTTAAATGATCCATTATTCTTCTGCTTTATCTGATAGTAGTTTCTTTTCCATTTCTTCTCTAATGTCAACTACTTTTTCTTGTGATATGATATTGATAATCGTTTCTGTTAAATCTTTTTCTCTACGCAACCAATAAAGTTTTTCTTCTATCTTTTTTAGTTCTTTCTCGTAGAAAGCTATTTCATCTTCTTTTCTTTTATTCTGGTCTAAGAACTCAGATAAAAGAATTAATCTTGGTGTTCGTTTTTCGTCCACGTTAAGGCCTCATATGCTTCTTCAAATCCTTCTTCATATATATCTAAGCACCCAGACTCATTATTCCATAATCTTCTAAAATATGAATCGTACATAGATACTATGTCCTCTTCGCTCCATGTATGACACGCCAAATGTCCTTTAACAAGCCAGAAACGTCGGTACGCTTCTTTCCTGAATTCGGGTGTCATACCCAATTCTTTATTACTCTGATTTCCAGATTGTCCATGCACCGTAAACGATAGCAACGCCTGCCGCTATTTTTGCCAGTGGTGCAAAGAACAATATCATCAGACCTAGTCCCATAAGCATGGCACCATCCCATGATGTTCTTTCGTTCATTCTTTTCTTAATCCATTTAATCATAGTAATCTCCTTTCGAACAGTGTTTATTCTGTCCTACTAGTATTTATGCGTTATTTTGCTGAATTTGGGCGGATATCAGTTGTGATATTTTGATGTGGGCTTCTGTATTATAATGTGCATCATCATAAGAAGATAAGGGATTACAAGTGTTTTTAAGCCAATCAAAGATTGTTATTTCTTGTTTTTCTGATAATAGTTTATTAATAGTTAGATAATCTTTGCCTAATGTTTTTTCATCTTCAATATTATTTAACCAGTTTTTAAAATCATCGGCTAAACCAAGTTTGTTCCAATGGTCAATACCTTCATCTATTGTTTTGTTCCAATATTTTCTTCTTTTAACTATTCTTTCATCCATATTATCACGAGGTGAAAAGATGTAATGTTTTAAATTACTACTATCAATAAATCTTTTTAATGCTTTTCTAAATTGATAAGTCTTAAAAGTTAAACTAATATCATTGTTTAATATTCCATAATAGTAATCTAAATTTTTATCACTAGTATACTTAAACGTATTGAGAAAATCTAGTTGCTTTTCTTTATCAAAGAATATTTGTCTTTGTGGGTCTGTAAGACTAAAAAGTAGAAATACTTTTTCTTTCGGATTTTTATTTAACCAGGCTTCTGCATTTATTAATGATAGTTCGTCACTGCACCCTGGTAGTGCAAGATTTACTGATTGTTTGAAATTTAATTCTTTTTCTACGTGCTTAACATAAGAATGAGAATTACATTTAGTTTTCCATTCTTGTCTTATGGCATCTGTATGGTCAGATTTTAATCCATGGTTGGCATGATAGTGTTCTATTGTTCCTTGACCAAAAGCAAAACTATCTCCTACACTTAATAATGTGTATTCTGAAAAGTTCATTTTTCTTTCTGTCGCTTCTTTATTCTTTTTACTTTTTCTCTACGTAATGCTTTTGCTCTACTTAATGTACTTTCTGATACTCTTTCATCAAAAGTAATACCTTCTAAATGGTCATTCTCATGTTGTATTGCTTGAGCCCAAACACCAGTAAATAGTTTAGTTTGTGTTTCGCCTTTTAAGTTTGTGAACGTGCAAAGTACTTTATTGTATCTTCTAACACTCATTTCTAGCAATGGAAAACTCAAACACCCTTCTTTGAAGTTTTCTTCTTCTGCGTCTTGTGTTGCTTCCCAACTTGGATTTATACAAACAACAAATCCAGTATCTTTATGTCCTATTACAAATACTCTTTCCATTACTCCAACTTGTGGTGCCGCTAGACCTATGCCATCATACTCTTGCATAGTAACAATCATATCATAAACTAATTCTTGTGTCTTATCAGTTATGACATGAGGTTCACATTTTTGTTTTAGTCTTGGATCATTTTCTTCAATAAGTTCGTATTTCATCATATCCTTCCTATACAAAGTATAACTTTAGTAATCCCATAAACAATAAAGTTGATAATGTTGCATTTAACATAATCAATGCTCTATCGTGCCAAAGCATACCTACCCAGAACCAACCTAATGTTCCTACAAAGCTAAACCACATATCCCATTCATGTACTCCTACGCTTCTAAATGCAACTGCAATAAGAATTAAGGCGCTTGACGCCCACTTTACATACCAAGACAAATCACCTTTAGGAGTGACTTTCTTAAATACTCTAGTAGAGTTTAGTTCTTTAATTTTTTCGTCTAATTTCTTATATGGTATGTTCATGTCAGTAGCTTTCTAAATGTTAGTTCTATTCCTTCTTTTTGATTAATTTCTGGTGACCAACCTAGTAGTTTCTTTGCTTTTGATATATCTGCTAATGTATCTCTAGCATATCCTCTAGGATTTTCTTCATTTATTACCTGAACATCAGGTTTAAATTCTTTAATAATTTTTACTACATCATTGACAGATATGTTAGTACCTGTTCCAACATTAAATATTTCATTCTTTACACGTGACTCTATTGATGCTATACAAGCCTTTGCTACATCTGTTACGTGTATATAATCTCTTTTGAATTCTCCATCACCATGTACTGTCAATGCTTTACCTTCTTTAGCCAATCTAGCAAATTTACCAATCATCAATCCGCCAGTATTTGAGTTAGGTTGATTTTCTGAATAAACTGTAAAGAATCTTAATATATTATAATTCAAACTAAACATGTTCTTGTATTGCCTACACATATGTTCTCCAAATAACTTAGTCATCGCATAATAGTTTAATGGATCAGGTTTATTATATGGTTTATGTGGTGTTGGACTATTTCCATATATTGAACTACTACTTGCAAATACAAACTTTCTAATACCTACTGCACTTGCGGCTGTTAGTATATTTCTTGTTCCTGTCACGTTGTTATCAAAATATTCATCTGGATTTATAAAACTTTCTGGTATTCTAGGCTTTGCCGCTAAATGAATAACAAACTCTTGACCGGCACATGCCATTACACAACGAGCAGGATTTTGTAAATCTCCTTGTATATATTTTACTTTTTCATCAAATGGGTTTTCTTTTTTATCTAAAACAGTAACTTGATATCCCGAATTCAATAACTGCGAAACTAATTCTGTGCCAATATATCCTGCTCCGCCAGTAACTAGAATCTTACTTTTTAATTTCATCCATTTCCTCTTTTGATAGTTTATACACTTTTCTTGTCTCTCTGTCAATACATGTAAAATAAAAAGTTCCTTCAAATGCATCATACCATTCTAGGCCTTTTCTTTCTCTGTATTTAATCAAAGTTTTTACTGTTATTCTTGCAGGTGTACAATCTACAATTTCCGCATAGCATTCAATAAAACCATAACCAAGTATAGGTGCTAAAAACTTACATTTTGCACTACTTGTTACAACTCCTATATGCTTATGAAATCTTGTAAACTTATCATTAATAATAGAGAATGCCGTAACATCTGCATAATCAAATACACTGGCACCTTTCAAAGTACCATTTGCATTCAATGAATGTCCTTCAATATGTATCTTTGTATGTAACTCCATTATCTCCTCAGTAGTTGACTCATATGCAATGTTTCATATGCGATATATCTTGTTTTGCCTGTATGATTTTCAATCTTATGCCATGTGTTCCAGTTGTTTAGAAAAAATATACCAGTATCTTTTTTAGTAGGTCCTTCATACCATACTACTTCTTCTTTTTCCTCATATGGATTATTAACAAATTTAGTGCCTGTGCCTTTTGGATTATCATGTAGATTTACAATCAATACTCCTATAACTTCTCTATTATCAATATGTGGGTGCATAAAAAATCCTGCTGAATCTTTTACAATACTCACACACTTATGAGGTTCGTCCCATATAAGTCTACGAAATCCATTAGGCCACATTCCGTGTACCTCTGGACAATCTTTAACACATTTTTCACTACGCAAATAATCTACTATCTTTGAAGTTGACTTTTGCCATTTTCTACAAAAATCAGTTTCTTCTTCTGGTAATGGTACAGGTATTCTTTTCTTATTGATAGGTAAACGTGCTTCTTTTTCTCGCTTTTCAGGAAAAGATATATTCAATTCAGAAGTTTCAAATCCTGATAATTCCCACACTGGATAAAAGTCACTCACACTTTTTATTTTTAACATTTATTATCCTAACTTTGGCACATTAGGATCTACAAATTGTTCAGGTAGATCCAATTCTCCGGGTTCAAAGAAATACTTATTACGTTTCTCTGCTAAGAATTCTCTTGCTTTTTCATCCATTAGATTTAATCTATTCTCATTTATCAAAATAGTTTGGAAATTCATCCAATCGTTCCATGCTTGTGCAGATACTTTTTCTAAAATCTCTTGTCCTGCAGGTCCTGGAAACGGTGCCTTGTCTAACGCTGGCAATTCTTTATTATATTTTGCACATAGTACAGTTGACATTATATCTCCTTGATGATTTAGTTATATCTATAATAACATATTTAGAATAAGAAATCAATAGCTTTCTGTTATGCAGTAATGATATAGAGCCATGCAAGTAGCCTTGCATTCTGGACATATCGGGATTGTCGAAAAAACACTGTAAATCAGCGGTTTTTTCATGTATATTTATATAAATAAGATTGATACAAAAGCAGGGCTTCCACAAAGTCTTCGTTGTATTGGCGACTGGGAAAGACCGTGGCATAACCCATGCCTTACAAGAGCGGCGCCGGGAGAGACCGGGGTATTGCTGTCCTTAAGCATCTACATATTAATATCGGAGATAACAATGACGTTGAACTTTTTCAGCGGCCTTATCAATGTCTTTGCGGCTAAGAGCACCAAAGAAAAAGACTTTGAATTATGGGCCAAAACAGAATATAGAAATGACTGGCAGTATGCATATGAGCATATGCTAAGAACAGGTGCGGGACCTAGAATGTACAAAGAATTTGAGAAAACAGGAAACAGATAATGAATTTATTAAAAAGAATATGGAAAGCAATCAGACCAAAAACACAAGCACAAGTAGAACATGACTGGTTAGCAGAATCACACGATTTAGTTGACCTAGAACGTAGACAAAGAATTTTAACTAACAAAAATTTGAAAGGTTGGGTGTAATGGTTAAAAGATTAGTATCATGGTTTGAACATATTGGTCGTATGAGAGCGGCTAGTGAATTAGCAAGACAAGGTTACTATAAAGAAGCAAAACGCTTAATGTGTAACCAGGAGGTTGCCTAAGTTCGTTAGAATTTTGGCAGTCTTTTTAGCAACTACTATTATAATTTCAGATGATGCCGGAAGAGGCATCCTCGACAAAAAAGGTAAACGAAAAGAGGAAATAAATTATGTGGCCTTACACAGATGAAGAATTAGATTTCATTAACGGAAACTAATCTTTTTTAAAGTTTTCAAGTTCATTATTTGATGGTGCATTAGGATCATTTGTTGTAAGAAACAATTTCTTAATATCACCATTGAATGTGAAGTGACCAACGTGATCCAATTCAACAAGTGGGTCTAACCAAACCTCGCCGCCTATTTTTTGCCATCTACGACAAAATGCATAATCTTCTGAAAGATATCTTTTTGTTTCTTCTTCATGCATAACATCAAACAAAAGATATGTCCATTTTTCTTCTTCTTCTGGTAAATCTAAATCGTTATTAAAATACAATTCAGGATATGCATCAATCATTTTTAAAATTGCTTCACGTTTGATAAGCATAAAACCTGTTGCCGCATCTTTTAGTTTAATCAATCCGTCTTTATTTTGTATCTCTCTACCATTAGTCTCTGGATTAACATACCAATCAAAATTCAATGCATACTTTGAACCAAGTGCTTTTAGTTCATCAACTGTTCTTTGCTTTCCTTGTTTGATTTTTCTTTCAAGTTCACGCCAATCTAAATCTTTCTTTGGATATGCACCAACAATAATATCTTTATCATGTTGTAGCATATGTAAAATGTCTTGGCAGTTGAAATTGATATCAGCATCAATAAACATTAAGTGTGTTGCTTTTGGATTAGCCATCATGTAAGCAACCATATGGCATCTTGCTCTTGAAACAAGAGATTCATTTGCTGATGTTGTTACTGAATAAGGAATACCGTACTTTGTAAAAGTCATGTGTGCTTTAGACCAAGAACGAAAGAATGGTTCTGTAATCTGACCACCATAACATGGTGTGCAATAATGCACATGTGTTTCTCTGATTTTTTCTAAATCAAATGGTTTTCTATATTGTTCGAATTGTTTTTGTAAATCCACTTTTTCACCTATGTATTTGTATTATGATACAATATCCGTTAGTGAAAGTCAACCTTTTTTATTGGAAGCGATCCAAGCCTTTGCTTGACGTTTGCTTGGTGGAGAAATTAAAAACTTATCAATAGCTTTTTCAACTCTATCAAAGTTTTCTTTTCTTTCAGGATCTTCTAGTCCGCCTGAGTTATCAACTACAAAGAAATTTGGAGCTCCAAACATTTGCTGAAATTTCATGATATTATCTTGAACTTGTTTCCACATGTTCGTTACCATATCTGAAGGAATGCTTCTGTCTCTTTTTGTATTTCTTTGTTGTGCTACTTCTAAACTTGTGTTTACAAATAACATCATCGTATCATAACCCATCTGTTGAAGACGTTCTTGTGTCTTGCCTATCTTCATTACGTCTTTACCAGTACCGTCAATTACTAGTCCTAATCTTCCATCTATATAGATGCTTTCACGTTTTTTTGTTAAAACTTTTGCATTATCTCGTCTTGATTGTCCGTCTGGACTTGCAATAGTATCAGGGTCTAAAGGTAAATTATCTTTATTCATGATAAGTTCGAAAACTTCATCTGAGTTTACCATCTTTAACCCTGTTCCTCTCAACATTTTTTTGGCAACAAAAGACTTGCCGGAACCAGGTCCGCCTGCCATAAACACGGCTTTAAATATATGAGGGTCGTTGACGCCTTCTTCTACTGATTTTATAATTTCTTCAACACGCATATATGTATTTATCAATTAACGAACATTTTGGTCTATAGAGTTCCATTGTACTCTAGTAGAAGTAAGTTCTTTTGTAACTCTTTTAATTAGCCTATCAGTTGAAGGACCAACTGTTGAATTGTATAAAGCCATTTTTTCATCTTCTCTAGTTTGTATTCTGAATTTATTACCTTCAGATTTATACACCAACTGTGAGTTTGCTTTTTTTAATTCTTGTGATACAAGTGTTTCGTTTGTTGACAATTGGTCTGCCAAGATTACAGATTGTTTTTTAAGTTCTTCTGTAGAGAAATTCTTATTTGCGATTGCATCTGTTATTGTTAATTTAAGAGATTTAATATCTCTTTTTAATCCCAATAATTGATTTGAATATGTTGATTGCCATAATCTCCATGCATCACTTGATATAGTTGTAGGAGATTGTGTTGGTGGTGCATTTGAAGATGATATCGTAGAACCAGTATTTGCTATAGGTGTAATTGAAGTTCCGCCAACTGCATTCTTTACTGCTTCAAAAGTATCTCCAAATATTCCTGTAATCTCTGTAAATAAATTATGCAGATATGCATCTAACGGTTGATGAGTTTTTCCTGTATTTGTAAATGGTGATTGAGGAACTCCAAAAGATTGTGATGCTTCTTGTTTTGCTTGATCCATAGTTTTTATAACTGTATCAGCATCCGCTCTTGTGTCTACTTGTGTAGGTATATCTGGTGCTTGACTTAAAGGTGTATTTAATTGATTTACTGCATTCTTCATATCCTGACTACCAGTATTAAGAATAACTGCCATCTGACATGGGTCTAATGCCGCGGCCGCCATTGCTAACGCTAGTGCCTTACTTGCTAATTCTGCCGCAAGATTTAATAATTTTGATGCCTCGTTTGCAATTTGATTTGAAATATCTGCTATTGCATTTATTACTTTTCCTACTAAACCACCAATCTCACCTAACGCACCACTTATTGCATTAGATACTGAACCTATAACATTTGTAATCGCATTTATTATATCACCAATAACACCTCCAGCACCACTTATAGCATTTGTTATAGAATCTATAACACCAGATACTCCTGTTTGATTTAATAACGATCCTAACTTGTTAAAAACTCCATCGATAAAATCCATAGTGCCATCAAACGCACCACTGAGTATTCCTAAAATTTCATTGAAGAATGAACAACTATCTCTTTGTTCTCCAAATTGTGCATTCATTCCTGCAAGAGAACTTGCATCTGATAATGTTTGTGGCAAGTTTGACATTTGACCAGCAGTGTGATTTTTTAAACTATTGAACATAGCAATACCTAAACCTGCTATCGTTCCTATTTTAATTAGATTTTCTAAATCAACACCAGTTGCCGCTAGAACACCTGCAAATATTAAACCTTTATCTGTTGCACTGAATGAACCAAATGCACTGGCTAATGCCGCAACATTTGTCAATGTTGGATTATTTGCAAAACTTTGAATAAGCCCTATACTCGTATCTGCCCGTGCAGTGTATGGATTTGAAAAGTTATTACCAGCTAACTCACTTGCAATAGTTGATAAAGCAGATTGTCTATTAAACTGTTCTTGTTGTGATTGTAAGAATGCTTGTTGAGAAGGTGTAAGTGCATTTCCTGAAACAGTATTATAATATTGTGCAGGTGTAGTATTAACGTTAGAAAGAGTAAATGCTCCTCCGCCTCTTAATACAAACTCCTGATATAATCGTTCTAATTCTGCTTCACTTGCCATTGTCTTATCCGTTTGTGATTACATTTGGTGAACCACTAGCAACTTTAATACCACAAGTAAATGCATCACCAATTCTACCTAAAGGCAACCCATTTACGAATACGTTATGAGAGCCTTGTGATAATGGTGTAGTATGAGGTACACAAACAAGAGGATCACCTTGAGGTATACCATGAGGTGTATCCATATCTGTAACTCTGAATGCAGGTAACCCATTCACAAATACATTGTGAGAACCTGCGGCACATTGTCCTGGACCACAAGGTGGGTGATTTGTTGTAGCATCTGTAGTTCTAGCAGTTAAAGGCATTATGTAATCAATCCTTTTTTCTCTGGTGCAATAATACCACTTGTTGCGGCGGTATATGCTTTTGTTGTTTCTTTGTTTGTTTGTAAAACTGAAACTATTTTATCACGGTGTAAAACAACTTCGCCTTCACTATCTCCAGTAACAGTAAATGGTTGAAATGAAATTTGCTGACCATATACTAATGTTAGTGGTTTTCTAATAATAAAATAATCTCCACTTTCTTCTACAAACTTACCTAACAATTCTTGTCCACCTGTTAGTACAAGTGTAACAATATCGTCTTTATCGTATCTTTTTTTGCTTTGTAACATCTTTCTTCCCGTATTTATATAGTTAATTATATATGTATTTATTTCCTGTATTTGAGTGTGGAAATAACTTCATTTATATCATACTTTTTAAGAATATCCAAGTCTTTTTTATTGACTTCATCATATTCACATATCTTACCATTTGCTCTATTTAAGATATAGCCTTCAGAATAAACTACTAGATACATATCGCCGTAATACATATCATGCACTAGCCATAATTGATTATCTTTTTCTGGAACTGAATGATGTAAAGTATAAAGACAGCCTAATCCGTTACCACTTCTTGTATAATATCCTTCATTTATATATTCCCAGATATCTGGCCAAGTAGTAATATCATCAAAATTGAAGCCGTGAGGGCTTGGATCTAGTTTTTCAAACCAATCCATTATATTTTGTAGTTGCTTTTGAGAGAATTCTTTTTGTAGTTCTAGTCTAAGTTGTCGCCACTCATAAAGCAAAGTAGCTTTGTCACGCATTTACATCGTCCATCTTTTAACAGTATAGCTTATCTCTGAATTATATCCGGCATCTTGTGTATAATAAATTAAAATATTATTGCCTTCAATAGACGTAGCAGTTGGGGTAAAAGCAACATCGTTTGTCATTTCTGTAACAATAGTAGCATTATCCCATACAGGAAGTTTGTGTCTTATAATAACATTTCCAGTAGCACCTGCTTCATCATCAATCTTAATTAATCCTTGTGCATATGCTAATGCATAAGGTTTATTAGGAGATATTAGAGAGTGTACTAATTTAACTTCTATTACTTCACCACCAGCCATAGTTGGATTTGTAAAAGTAATATCTTGTCCTGATACTGTCCAATCTGTAGTTTCATTATATACAGTACCATCTACAACAACACTATCTATTCCGTAACCATTGACATCTAAAGTTTGTGCTATTGTGAATACAGTATCTCCTGCTAACGCATTAAAAGTTTCTGTTACATCTGATGGAGCAAGCCATTCTTTTACATCTGCGATTGTAGTTGAACTTACTCTTATAACATCTTCAATTTTTGACTGAAATTCTATATTTGAAAATTCATCAGTATCAGCAATAGTATCTGAATTTAAATCTTGCCAAATTTCTGTATTATCATCTGTAATCTTAATCTTGCTTATACCTTGAGGTACACCATTAATAACTTTAAGAGTACCAACACGAACAAAAGTATTTGTTGTATCTGATTGCTTTAATGAATAGTCAACAAAAAACGTTGTGCATTCATTTTTTTCATAACTTAAAAAGTTACCGCTTGTTCCTGCTATTGATTTTCTAAAAAGACTTGAACGTTTGCCATCAGTTACATCAAAAATTGTAAGATGCTGGTCTGCAAACATTTGATTGAAAGTGTTTTCTGTTACTACTTCAACATTCGTTCTAGGAACTGCGTATTGACTTACGCCAAATTCTGATCCACCAGTAATATTAGAAACTGGCATAGAAGATAAATCTGTTACTGTATCTGTTGCATCAACTATTCTAAAATAAAAGTTATCATCATCAGAGAAGTTAACTGTTAGAGATTCAATTAAATCGTTCTGGTCACCAGTTACATTTTCCTTATATGAAACTGTTATGTCAACTGTTGGCGCTGTAACGAATTTAATTTCTTCAACTGTTCCATTATAGTTTGGATGACTTTGGTCGTATATTTCATAATCTGCTGGTGATGTTAAGACATTACCATTTGCATCTGAAATTTCTATACTTGTAGGTGCAGTTGCAGGAAAACTTAAAAGATTAAATTGTGTTTCTGCTCCATCTGCCGTTATAGTTTCTGTAGAACCTACTTGTTCTGTAGTAGTTTGTCCGTCTGCAATAGGTGTTGTAAAATTAATTGTACCTTCTTTAGTTGTTTCATTGAAAGTATATGAATAATCACTATTTGCTAAAGTTAATTGATAAACTGCATCAACACCGTTATCAACATCTATAGAGATTGGCGAATGCCATTTGTCTTTTAGTTTCGTATCTGTTACTGTTACATTACTTAAAGCAGTCCCACCTGTATTCGTATTAGTTAATACTACTGAAAAATCTTCTTCTTTTCTTAAAGCAGGCTGAGTTTCATTTATCTTAAGTGTTACTTCGGTACTTGATGCTCCTACTGTCGCTGATACTATTTCTGCGGTAGTTCTTGTTTCAAATGTACCATTTAAATTTTTATTATATTCTTGAGTTAAAGTATCTCCGGGAGTAAATGTCTGTGTAGTTGTATCAAATGTAACTATCTGTGCAAAGAAGTTCATGGCGTCCATCAATCCATCAACATCTGTTACATTTCTAATAACTAAATCTTCATCGATAGTAAGTCCTGGCTCTGGGTTATCTTCTGAGTTTAACCAAGATTGAACTACTGCTTGTGCGTTTGCAAAAGGATCAAATTGTACTTCGTTAATAGCTGGGTCAATACCAACGTATAATTGGTTAGTATCGGTCGTAAAACCCATTTCTCCAGTTTCAAGAGTACCGGCACTAATATCTTTTCTAAAGCCGCGTCTTAATAATATTTTAACATTGGTTGTGGACATGTAAAACTCCTAATTACTTACATGTATTTATCAAAATACTCTTTAACCTTGCCTGCCCACGCAAGACTATACTTGTCAAATTCATCTTTTTCTACAACAAATTCTTGATAATTGCCTAAATTGTCTGCTTCGGCATCCCAGCCAATCATCATAATCACAATAGTCTTAATATCTGTTCCATGTAATTCATTATGTGCGGCTGAATAAGCGGCACCTTGTAAAAAGTAATCATCAATCCATTCACGTTTCTTTGGTTTACGAGTAGTCTTAAAGTCGATGATAGCAGGCTTACCTTTCCATACTCCGACACAATCTGTCGTACCTGCATATAATCCGGGATAGTACAGAGGAACTTCTGTACCCCAAACTTCATCTACATTTGAGAGACCCTTTTCAATAACAATATCTGATAATTCTTTAGACATCTGATGAATGAGATTTGTACCACCTGGTCTATCTTCTTCAAGAATATACTTTTCAATGTGTAAGTGTACTTGTGTACCAATACCAGTGGCTAATTTAGTAATGCGATTTGCTTCTTCATCGCCTACTCTTTTTCTCCATTCATATAATGATGTTTTGTCTTTTAATGCGTCTAGTACAGTTGTGACACTTGGCAATGGTTCGCCATTAGGAGTTTGATAGTGTCTACTTCCTTCTATACTGACTCTTTCTAGGGGTTGGTAATTATAGCGTTCTGTTAGCATAGTATTAGTATACTACACTTTATTATAGATTGCAATAGCTAATTAGAGATTCTTTTCGATTTCTTCAATCATTGCAGACTTAGTTTTTCTACGGTCTAGCGCCATACCTAAGTTTTCTTCTGCCCAAATGTCTAATTCTTTTTTAGTCATTGATTCAAACACTGGTCTATCACCCAAAGCCACAGATTTTGTTGCTTCGACAACTTTAGCTTTTTCGGCTCTTGCTTCTACTACAACTTCTGGTGTTGCTAATACTTTTTCAACTTCTTTTTGATGTTCTTTAGATTTTGCTTTTTGTTTTTGAACTCTAAGCATAAACTCACGGTGTCTTTTTGCATTTAGAATTTCTTGACGAATTTCTTTTTGTGAATCTGATAATTTCTCTAGACCATTTTCTTTTGCTTTTTCAGACGTATCAACGGCCTTTTTTTGAGCATCATGTTTAGATACAATGTTTGTATTTCCTTTTACAATTAATGGCATTACTTTATCCTCTTCTGTGCAGTTTTCACTGCTAGTTTACTAATCTTCTCTTTGTCTTTATCTGCATCTTGACCTTTACTAGGTGGGGCGCCTTTTAAGTCAATAGTGTCTACAGTAACTTTGCTTATGTATTTGCTGTTAGCTAACATATCAACTAAACTTTCTGGAGTTACACTGTAACCCATTTTAGTTAATTCGTCAACCATCATATCAGTGCCAACGGAACCAATATCATTTGCTTTCAAGCGAACAAGATACGCATTTAAGTCATTGCGTAGTTGTGCTTGATAGTTCTTGTCTTCATTTAAAAGACTAGCAACCTTCATAATTAGTCTCTTTTCGAACGGCCAAGTGGTTCATCAACTTCGCCAGATGATGCTTCATCGCCGCCTAGGTCTGCCGCGATATCATCTTCCATATCGTCTTGCATGTCACCGCCAACTTCTGCTGTTGCTGGTTCCATATCACCTGCCGGTGCTTCACCTGAAAGAACTAGAGCCGCATTGTTAACTGCATCTTTCGTTGAACGTGCAGAGTCTAATAGACCTGCAATCGCTTGGTCAACAGAAGATTTAAATGTTTCTGCCTGCTCTGGCCCATGTGTGTAAGCCATTTCATCTGCTAGTGGACCTAACTGGTCGTTTTGAATTTTACCTAATTTTTCAACAACGTCTTGTAGTTCATCTACGATGCCACGTGCCGCCATTGTAATTTCAGCCTCAGCCGCATCACCTTCTAATAGTTTATTCAACTGGTCTAAAAGTGATTCTTCTAAATTTTCTTCTTTAGGAGCCTCGACTGCTTTTTCTTCGATTTTAGATTCTTCTTTTTTCATCTTTGGTTCCTTTGTTTCTTCGGCTTTCTTGGCATGAACTGCTTTACGTTGTGCGTCTGAAACATACTTGTGTTTGCCACCTTCTGCTATTTCTTGTTCACCGTGAACTTTTAGCAAAGATTTGACAGTTTCTAGCATAAGCATAGTTTCAACATAATCCTTACTTTGATAGTCAGGAGTCATGTCACGCTTTTTCGCTTCTAAGTTTGCTTTAGCCTCACGTAATGAATCTAAGTCGCCTTCAACTGCATAGCCAAAATTTGACTTTAGATAGTCATTTAAACGTGATGATACTGATATAGTATCTGTTTTAAAAAAGTTTGTACTTCTCATGGTATTTGCCCCATTACATAATAGTTATATTATGTATTTATCTTTTTGGATTAAATTCGTGTTTTTTTGGATTGTACTTCTTCGAATATATCGTATATTTTATCTTTTGCTTTATCCGCCTCTGCTTTGGATCTACTAAATCTAGCTTCTGCTATATCCATTTTTCCATAATCTTGACGTTTTTTAGCTACTTTATATGAATATTTGTACTGTAAAGCATCATAATAGTTTCTTTCAAACACTGCATTTGCTGAAATAATTTTAGTAATCTCATCTGAATTAATCTTTTTACCTTCATTTAAATGAGTTACAATTACATATGCAGATTTATACATACGCAATCCTTCAAATAATGTGTCTTTTGTTCTACTATCTAATATATCATACGCACCATCTTCTGTTTTGATTACTGAATAAAAACCTACATCAACACCTTTTTCGGTTTTTTTTGTAGCTTCATTCAGCGTGGTTGAAACTTTTTTAGCAACGTTTGATGTTGCACTAGAAAAGTTTCTCATGATATTTTCCATTGCTTTGATATCAGCCTGTTTTACTCCAGGTGATAAGTCTACTTCCCCTCCCTGTGTATTAGAAGACTGTGCAGATTCACGCAAACCACTCTTATCTCCGCTCATTGCTTTGAGTATGTTTGCCATTGCACCTACATCTTCTCTACTTGGTCCAGTCATATTGTCCTCCGTTATACTGTTCTATAGCCTCTTAGGGTAGGCATAAGAACTCCTTTGTGTGTCAATCTATCAGCGATTACATGTTCTCTTTCTGATAATTGAGTTTCATTTACGTATTCATTTTCTGAGAAGTATTTAACAACTAAGTCGTTTTCTTCCTCAGTAATCATTACATAAATGCCGCCTAAAACTTCTGTTAATCTCATCTATTACCCCTTATTGTTCAATTTGTTTAACAAGTTTCTAAACTGTGTTGCTGTCTTAGGATCTGCCGCTAACTGGTCAACTGATGCCGCTTGTTGCGCCATTGCTTTACGTTGAATTGGTGTTAGTGGTTTTCCTTGTCCAGCTTTGTCAAGTGCATCTGCGGCCTGTTGTGCAGTTGCACCCCCTAAATTCTTTTTACCTAAACGCATCATTGCTTGTGCTTTTTTAGTTTTGTTTTGAGGATTATTATCACCTTGTGACTGAGCCATCGCTTGACCCTGTTGAGATGCTCTCATCTCGCCTGGAGACATTGTTCCGCCTGTATTGTATTCGTTTACTGGATAATACTTATCTAAAATTTTCCAATACTCATCGTAACTATAAACTTTATCATCAACTTCCACATCCATTGGATATGCATCAAAATGTTTTTTGTGGTCGTCAACATAATCTTTAATATCTGCCGCGATTTGTTTTTCGTCTTCGTTTACTTCTTCTTCAACTTCTTCGTTAGTGATTTTAACTGGTACTGAAATCGTAGCACCCGACTCAGGATCTAGAATAACCATACGTTCTTCGCCTGGTGTAGAATTTTTATAATCGTCACTTACTTTGCTAAATTCTTCTTTAGAAATGTGTACAAGTTTTCCATCGTAATGATACTTTGTTTCTTCAAGACCAAGACCTAATATTTCTCTTGCTCTTTCCATTTCTACTTCTTTAACTGCTTTTGATAGTTCGATGTAATCACGGAAGTTCAAAGTTTTTAATCTGTCTCTGACAACTTCTTCTTTCTCACCAACTAAATCTGCAATGTCGGCAATCTTGTTAGAAATATCTTCGTTCATTGATTCAATAATATCTTTTTTTAGTTCCATGTTATTACCCTCATCGTCTATTCAAAGTTTTTAATCTTTTACTTGCTGGGTTCATACGTCTTGTCATTTTTGACTTACGTGCCAATCTTGCACCCATTTTGGCTTTTGTTCTAGCAAGAGTAAATCTTTTCTTAATATCAACTGGTTTAAAACAGTTGCTTGGATTAGAAACAGTTTTACCTTTTAGTCTTCCGCTACCACAACGATATTTACGCACAATTTGTTTGCCCTTACGAGCATAAACAAGTTTCGCTTCAAATACGTCATCATATACTTCGGACAACTGCATTATTTTAAGCCTCCAAAAACAGTTGTCAACAACGCCAATAGCATTGTTGCAAACAAAGTAGAACTTGCCCAGATAATAATCTTTTTAAGTTCGGATAGCCCTTCTTTTGTTTCAGCGGCATTTTTTTCAATAAGACCTTCTAGTCTATTGATGCTTGTATCTAAATTTTTAAAACGTTCATGTGCAACTGCAACATGAGTTTCTAAACTTTCTGTTTCTAGCTGTGCTAGTTTTGTGTCAATTTCTGACATGATATACTCCTACTTGGGAAGTCTGGTCCCATTGTTTGTATTTATCATTTATAATCAGAAATTTTATATACTATCTAAACTTAATATATTCATCTTTCTCTGGTTTACGCTCTATTTCCCACATTTTTCCAACATGAGCAAATGTATTGAACCATTGGTTTGTATGTAAATTAAGTGTTCTTTTTAACGATGAACCATATCCAAGACCCAAAGACAAGTAAATATCTTTGATATTATCTACTTCTAGCTTTTCTGTGATAGCATTAACGTGTTCATAATTCCAGTTAAAACACTGACAATACCCTGTGTCTAATCCTTTTGCTTTTGCTGATAGAATTATATTAGCTGATGCTATCCCTGTTTCCATAGAACTAGTAAAATGTGTATTATAGACTTGTGTTTCAAAGTCTGTCTCTGGGTGTCCTAATGTTGAAGGATCACCTTCTCTATTCCAGTATACATTTCTTCTTGTAAAAATTATCAAATAAGGTGCTAAAACTTGAGTATTATATTCTACTGGTGTTTTGTATGGTTCTCTGATACAAAATTCATTAAAATGATTTCTAAATTCTGTATCTGACCAATCAAATATATGTATGTTATATCGAACTAAGTTTTGTTTTGAGGAAGAACGTTTGTGTACCTCAGACATTATTTCTTCAACAACATCTTTGGATACTTGTCTGTTCATGTCCCATGTTGTTGTTTGTACTCTTTCGTTTATCAGTGTTTCCCAATCCATGATAAACTCAATTATTACAACAAGTCAGACATTACAAATTCAATGTTAGCTGGATGTGATAGCGTTACACCATCGATTGTGATGCCTTCAAACAATTCTTTTAGAACTGATACTGTGTCACCGTTTCTTTCGAAAACTCTACCATGCTCTACTGCAAATTTAAATAAAAATCCTGCACCTGTTAGTGATGGTGCTAGACCTCCTAGATTGACACCGATTGGATTATTCATGATAATCGGTTGTGCTACTAGTGAAATTAAATTTACACAGTCATCAAAGTTTTGCTGTGTTTGGTCTGCTACATTTCCTGTTGCCGTGATATCTAAACCAGTGACATACAATGTATAAAAATTTATATTACCGCCTAAAGTCTCTCCTGCACTAGCGGCACCATGTATCTTTGCCATATTGTTTTCTCCAATATTTTAATTATATATGTATTTATCTGTGAAAAGTATTTATAATAAAAAAAGGCCCACTATAAAGTGAGCCTTTTAATACACGCAAAGTGTGGGGTTGGACTTACGTCCAGGGGGTAAAAATTAGTATGCGAAATCAGCCACTGTGAAATCAGCACCTAGAGCCGCGTCTAAACCAGCGGCATCCCATGCGCCGTTGTTTTCTACTGCGATTCTAACATCGTTACCATCGATAGCACCTAATAGTACTACTGTAGCACGTGTGCCAGTTGTTTCTACGATTGCTTTCATGTCGCTTGCCGCCATACCAGTTTTTGTAACTGTGAAGTGATTTAAGTTACCTGTTAAAAACTGACCTGCGTCATATGATTCATGTACTTTTGCCATTTTAGTTCTCCTAAATAGAATTTACTTGAGCATATTTTTATTGCTCTATGCTTTTATTTATCATTTTTTGCTAAAAAACGGGTGTTACGAGGACTTCTTATATCTTGGAGATAAGTCTCTTCCCTTGTTTCTTTCGCCACTTTGGTAAGAAGTTTTGCCTAAAAACTTACCAGCCTTGTTTGCGGCGACGGCCGCGGCTCCAAATGCCGCTACTTTAGTGATTGGTTTGTCCCAAATGCTTTTTACTACAGATTTTGTCGATTTTGTGTCTTTATACATGTAATTTCCACGCTTTTGGAATGATTTTAACGCTGGCATTAACTCACTACGCATTGCTTTTGCACGTGTATATTGCATCATTCTTGTAGTAACCAGTGCTTTTTGATTCTGATTTAGATTATCCCAATCACCTATAAGTCTTCTCATTGATTTCAACATACCATCTTGTACATTTAAGTCACGTTGAAATCTTAATAACATTCTTTGTTCAAAACCTGCGTCTGATTTACCTGCACCTATATGTCCTAAGTATCTTAACAAGTCTTGTTTCTTTAAATTAATTCTTTGAATAGCAATACTATCTCTTGGGTCAGTGTAGTCTATACCTTTGCCCATTAAACGATGTAGTGTTGCGTATAAGTCAGTTCCACTTGTTCTAAAGTAATCAAAGTTACGATATGCTATCGTTCTGTTAGCATATTCTTTTGCCAATGGAGCAAATTCATAATCTTTATTAAACATGTTTAACTGCATTAGATAAGCAAATGCTAGTTCACCTGCATCTGAAACATTAAGACTATTCATATTCTGTTTCGTTCTGAATAATCTGCTTTCTGTAAGTGTATTAATTAACTTTAACTCGCTCATCTTCTGTTCCTTGAATCTAAAACTTCTTTACACTTATTACTTGCATAAGATTGAAACCATCTTGGTGCAAATGCATGAAGAAAACATGCATAAGCGGCTTTTTCTAATTGCCATGATACCCACATAGCATGTTTAAAATGTTGCCAACGTGTTTCGCCGACTTCTTCTAGGTGTAATTTGCATTTCTTACTTAACATGTTAATCTCTCGGTGCGAAATTTGCCGCACTAAACTCTAATCTATCTACAATCTTCATTGCTCTACCAATATGGTCAACAATAACAAAGCCTTCTGGGTCTGTTACTTTAAATGAACCGTCTGGCTGTTCAATAAAACTATCAATCGCTTTTATGTTTCTCATCTTTTTCTGAAACATCATTTTAACTGCCTCAGTTTTTAGATATGCACGATACATATCTGCGATTTGTGTCTTATTATTATTTATAATTTCTGAAACTTCTGATTTAGCCGCTAGTTTTGCCTGACCTGCTTTTCCTTCTGGGCCTGTTTTTAATTTTGCTACTGCATCATCAAACTTTGCTTCTAGTGAAGTTAAAAAGTCTTGTGCAAACTTATCTGCGTCTTGTTCTAATGCCTGTCCTGAACGAATTGGTGCATTAGCATGTGCCTTAATAGCATTTACTAATTCAATACCACCAATCTTTTGATTTAATGCTTTAAATGTATTAGCATCAACTGACATTGAACTTAATTCTTTAATTGCTGAACGAATTTTAGCACTGTTCTCTTTAGATAACTGTACTTGTCCTGTTACATCTTTAATTCTTGCATCAGTAAACCAAACATTTTTAGAAGGTCTTAGTTTGCTACTATCAAAACCAAATGTTGCTTTCATTTCTTCCATGCTATTGCCTTCATAACTTGTATGAAACACAATACCGATATCAGCCGCCATCATTTCTTTTGCTGTTTTGCTATCAGTAGGAACAACATAAGTGATTGTATTTGGTTTAAATGCAATATGAGGTTTACCCTCAATATTAACTTGTTTCAAATCACCTTTAGTGAATAACAAGTCGCCTTGTAATACACCTTCAATACCTAAATCTTTTAAATGTTCTAGTGATGAATTTAATTTACTACGTAAACCTGCTTTGCTTACTTCTTCACCTTTGTTTGTAGTATCAGGATGATTTGTTTCAATATCTTCTGGAGATTTGTTTAGTTTTGGTGTTTTTGCAAATACACCTTTAGTACCTACAAAGAATTTACCATCTTCTGGATCTGTTCCAGCAAACACAGCCGGTGATCCGTCCCATTTCGTAGTGATTGCGTCACCGCCACCTTGACCATCTAGTGTGTTTAGTAGTTTAGTAAACGTACCTACTACTCTTTTTATACCTTCAGAACCTTGCATGAACACAAGTTCTTCTGCATGGTCTAAGTGTGTATTCTTATCTTCTTCTTGTAAATCTGAATCTAACAAGCCTTTCATCTTTTTATGAAAGCCAACTTGTTTCTGTCTTGGTTTTCTTGGACCTCTAAATCTACGCTGTCTGCCTTTACCTAAAATATCTTTTATTTTCATTTCTTGTCCCCAATAGGTCTTTCGCCAGTTAGATGAGGCTTAGCAAACCAAAGTCTAAACCATTCGTCTGTGCCAGGTTGTATATTATGCTTCTTTTGGAGTTTAGATTTTTCAGTTCCAGTATAAGATATGTTTTCTTGCTGAGTTTCCTCAGGTGCATATGGTTTATATATGCCTGCTAGTATCTTTAATTGTTGTAACTGTTTTTCAAAATCCATTACTTCTTAGCCTTGACACTGTTTATACCACGTTTAAACTTTCTAATATCACCAGAACGAATGCTATTAACAAGTCGTTTCTGTAAATCTAACGCAACATCTTCATCGAATTCACGATTGATGAATTCAATAAGATTGATAGCACCAGAAATTAGATTTTCGCCTTTTTGTTCTACAAATCTTTCACGTTCATTAGAATACGCTAAAGAGTTTAGTTCTTCAAAGAGACTTTTTCTAGGTTTATCCATTGGTATTTCTCCGTTCTACTGTATTTATCAGTTTTCGTCAAAAGGAGAACGTGTCTTGGTCTTCAACATTGCTCTTAAATTCTTCGCAACGTCTGTCTGTTCTTCGGATTTTTCTTGGGTTTCTGCGACTACTGTAGTCTTTTTTCTTAAATTATCCATGATATTTAACGTAGATGATATCTGTGCGCCATCACCATCGTCAAATCCTTCTGAATTATCATCTGTAATCTTCAAACTATCTCTATCAAATAACAGATTAATCTTACTTCCTACACCACTTGATGAACGAGTTTTAAGTAATTGTAACTGATATTGTCCACGTTCACGCATTGCTTGACTTGTGAAAATACCAATAACATTGTCCGCAGTTTGAATTTTTGAGATACCACCTGCAATATGTGAATGGTCAAACTCAATTTCTTCAACTGCACTTCTGTTTAACTGTGATGCAGTTACCATAACTGTCTCTGTTTCCATTGCAAAGTTACGAATTTCTTCTGTAACATATTTGTCTTTGATAAACAAGTCGCCAGCTGGAACTTTCTTTGTTGCAGGCATCAACAAATCAAGATAATCGATACACATACAATCTACTTTTTTGCCTGTTTGTATTTGTAATTCTTTTAGATATGAACGTAAGTCATTAACTGTAGAGCCTGATGGAAGATATTTCACTCTCAACATACCAGACTTTTTACCTTTAGTCTTAACTGCTAATTCAACATCATCTAATTCTTTAAAAATTCTTTTAGTACTTCTATCTGTAAGCATTGCGTCCATACGCATACTTGATAATTCTTCTGAAAGTTCAAGAGTAAAGTAAACAACATTCATTCCAAGTTCTGCCCAATTCAAACTCATGTTTTGCATGAACAAGGATTTACCTGCACCAGAACCACCTGCAAAGATTGATATCTCACCACGATTAATACCGCCATAGAGTTTATCATCTAGTGCTTTCCAGCCTGTAGATATCTGTCCGTTATTATCTTTTAATTTTTCAAGTCTTGCTCTAGGATCAGCAAAGTAGTCTGTACCTAAAGAACGTGCAAGTCCAATCTGAACTGCATCTTTAATTCTAGTTTCTACTTCACCATACTTACCAGTTTCAAGTAAGTCTGCACTATCAATGATTGCTTTTTCGATTGCTTTATGTCTACAAAAAGTTTCAAATTCATCAATAAACCAATCTGTATGTTGTTCGATGTTATCTACTTTTTCAATCTCTTGTCCTGTTTGTGCTTTGATAATTTCAGGAGTAGGAATAGTTGAGTATTCTTCTGAATGCTCAACCAATAAATCAACTACTTTTCTTACACTTCTATCAAAGTAACTAGGCTTTACAATGCTACGAACCCTAGAGTATAACTCTGGATCTGATAGCATGAATTGTACAAATAGTTTTTGTAAATCTGAACTATAATCTTTTACATCGGACATTTATATATTTTACTCTCTCTTTGTATGATTGTCAACTCATTTTCTTTTTAAAATTATATCTCTATGATATTCTTGTTGACCATCAATTACTATACTCTTGTATGGTTTTCCTACAATATAAATTTCTAAATCTTTTTGTTCAAACCAGCCGCCTGTTTCTAAATAATTATTATGATATGAATATGGCATTGGAGCAAATAGCAATCCATCTTCTGTAAGACTATCTGCTAAATTCTTTGATGCTTTAGCATCTATATGGTCTAGTGTGAATACTCCTGTACCTACAATGTATTTGTATTGTGTAGGCATAGGGCCATCGTAAATATTATGTAATGTTTTACTTCTATAACTTTCTGTAATAAATCTATCTAACATTTTTTGATTCATATCATATGCATCAATAATGTAAGGTCCCTTGCCATAGTGAGCGTTTTGTTCTAATTCATATCCTATCTCACCATTACCTGCACCCAAGTCTGCGATTGGATCTGCTTCGTCAACTGTGTTCATGATCCATTCTGCGGCATTTTTATGACAACGCCATTCACTACCATTGATTATTTCTTCATGATAGTTATCCCAATTATCATATAACTCGCTATTGGTTTTTCCAAAATATTTTTGTACTGTCATTTATTCCTTTCTGATTGCTTTCTTTTCAAGACTAAGTTTATCTTTTAGACTCATAACATAAGCGGCTCCTGCCAATATAGCAATAGCACCTGCTTCTGCAAAGAGCATCCAAGGTTCACTGTCTTTACTATGCAATACAATTAATCTACAAAGTGCCGTCATTGCAATGATGATAGGCAGTGTAACAGGTATTCTGTTACTGATATAAAATGCTCCTACCATACCTACAATCTCTGCATAGATGAATAACAAGAATAAGTCACCTAGTTCTACACGCATATTGATTACCATTTCGTAAACATCCATGCCTGCGGCAAACATTGTTAATGCACCAATAACTGCAAGTAACAACTTCTCACTATAAAAAGTTGTCCAATGTAAACTTTTATCTAATCTTTTTCTTGACATTAATGTACTTTCGCTTTAAACAGACTACTAACACTTTCTTCATTATTAACTCGTCTGATTGCTTCGCCTAACAAACCGCAAACTGAAACTGTTCTTGTCTTTTTACAATCATTAGGACATTTAAATTCAATACTGTCTGTGATAACCAATTCTTCTAATGCACTCTTTTCAACTTTCTTACATGCTTCACCGCTTAGAACACCATGTGTAATATATGCTCTAACACTTAACGCACCAGCATCTAAAATTGCCTGTGCCGCATTGCAAAGAGTTCCGCCACTATCTACAATATCATCTACAAGAATTGCATGTTTGCCTTTAACATCACCAATTAGATTCATAACTTCTGCCTTACCAGCTTCTGGTCTACGTTTGTCAACGATAGCATAATTGGCATGATACATGTCAGCAAACTTTCTTGCTCTTACTGTGCCACCAGCATCTGGAGAAACAAATACAATCGGTTCTTCATCTACATTGATTTGACGTTTGATATCTCTTGCAAATACTAATCTACTTGTTAAATCATCAACAGGTATATCAAAAAAGCCTTGAATTTGTCCAGCATGTAAATCCATTGTTAAGATTCTATCTGCACCTGACTTAGTGATAAGGTTAGCAACAAGTTTTGCAGTAATAGGAGTACGACTTGCACTCTTACGATCCTGTCTTGCATAACCAAAATAAGGAATGACGGCAGTGATACGTTTGGCTGAACTACGTTTAGCCGCATCAATCATAACCATCATTTCCATTAAGTTATCATTTACTGGTGAACTTGTACTCTGTATGATGAAAACATCTTCACCTCTGATGTTATCAAAAAATTCTACACTACATTCGCCATCTGCAAAAGTTTTAATGTCAGACGGAACAATATCAGTAAAACAGTGTTCAGCAATCTTTTCTGCTAAATCTCTGTTACTGTTACCAGCTATAATCTTCATAGACTCACCTATATGTTACAGTTATTACTGTTATAATAGCAAATTTGTTTGCAAGAGTCAATAGAAAACTGTTAGTAAGTCGTAATTAATTTATCAGCGATACCGTGTTTGATAGCTTCTTCTGGAGTTAACCAATGGTCTGTTTTTGGTGCTAACAGATGCTTACGAATATATGTTTTCGTTTTACCTGTGCATTTGATATAATGTTCCATTAGTTTTTCGTTAGTCCAATCCATGTGTTTACGGCTTTCTACCATATCATGATATTGTCCTTTTGTACCACCTGAGAACTCATGTGACATAACCGCAGTGTTTTGTGTAAGATAACGATGACCTTTTACGCCAGACATCATCAACATAACTCCACAACTTGCGATAGAACCCATACCATATGTATGAACTGGAATACGTGATTGTTTGATTGTATCAATTAAATGCATACAACTGTCTACGAAACCACCTGGTGAATTGATATACAAGTGAATAACTTCTGGTGCTTTATCTTTTGGCATAAGATTATATTCGATAATCATCTTTACCAAAGGCATACAGTTGTCTTGATTGAATTCTTTATCCATGAAAAGAATACCATTATCTTTACTATATTCACCTGGTTGTTTAGGCGGTGCCGGAGGCATCGGAGGGGGTGGGGGTGCCGGTGGCTTGGGTTGTTCTTTTGGTAGTGGAATAATTGGTTTATCGTTTTTCATGTTTTATTTTATCCTATTCTCATTTTTACACTAATCTTAGTGTTATTACTTATACGTGCATCTATAATACTTTTGAGAGTATATAGTTTGCCATAACGTTGAATTGCATCTGCGGCATCTTTTATATCATCTTCCCACATTGGGAAAGATACACTCCAACCATTTTCTTGTGCTTGTTTGATTAACTTCTCTCCAGCTTTGTCTCTGTCGGGACAAACAATCACCTCTCCTTTAAATTGATTGATATAATCAACTTGGTCTTGTGAAGCCTCATTACTTGTAATCGCAATACAATCCAATGCAATAGCATCTATTATACCTTCACATACGATTAAGTATTTATGACTTGTCTTAATCTTATCTGCATTATGTAGAAACTTTTTTGGTGACTTTGTAATATACTTTGATGCAGACTTACCTGTAATATCACGTGCAGTGTAACCAACTATTCTATCACCTTGATAGAAAGGAAATATAACTCTATTCTTAAAATTCATATGAGGAGACCAATACGCATTATCAATATGGTCAAATACTCCTCTGTCTATCAAATACTTTGTTGCAAAGATGGCTCCTTCTGGTGGATTATCTTTTGCTAAGATAACTTCTAAATCTTCTGCACCTTCTGGCAATTCACAATCAGGATAACTAGGTATCCTAGTAACTTGTGTCTTTGAAATGAATAGGGATGGACCTTCAGACAATTCTTTCTGACGGATAGCTTCTAACTGTAAACGCTTTATATCACTTTCAGAAACATTAAGATTACGCATGAGTTTTAAAAACTTCTTGTTAAGTATTCTGCCATTTCGGTGACTTGCAGTGAATCCACAGTTAAAACAGTGGTATGATATGGAATCACCGTCACTTCGAATACCCCCACGCATTCTGGTGTCTAAACGAGGTTCGCCTTCCTCGACACAACAAGGACAGTTGAAACTAGTCCAACCACCACTTGATTGTTTATTCTTACCAGGTATATGTGTATATATTACTTGTTGAAGGTCCATAGTAGTATAATAGCAAACTACAGCCCGAAAGTCAAGTGTAATATTAGTTTCTTAGTAGGACTTTTTTGATAGAACCACTTGTCGCAGTGTATCTTACTCTGATCCAGTTTACATTTGCTTTAAGAACAAATGCTTGTACACCTGTCTCATTATTGATAGTGATTGTTGGATTAGAAAACAACTCAGGTGATAACAAAAACCAGTCACTATGAGAACTACTTGGTTGGTCACTTAAGTCACCTTGTATCTCAACTGTGCCTGTGAAGTTGTCAAAATACATAGCAATAGTGTGAACTGATTTAGATTTTGATGTTTCACCAGATCCATTAAATGCAGTAGAAATAAAGTAAGTACCATCATTAAAGAAATTTTCGCATACTTGCGATGGTTCAAACTCTGGGTAAACATCATCAATTACTTCGATTGCACCTTTGGCATTATCATACGTATCAGTGTATATGATTTGTTCTACGCCATTTTCTACAGTGTACATTGCAAACTGATAAAATCCCTGAGGAAGCATGATTGTATCAGCCGTTTGAATTGTAAGTGATGCCATACCTTTGGATGCGTTGGTGACAGTAAGGTATTTGAATAGTACGTTTTCTCTTGATTCTCTATCATACATTTTCCATATAATAGTTTTGTTTGTTAAATCGATAGGCTTTCTATCTGTGTCTTTTATTTTAAATCTAAGAGTATTATCTATACCCTTATGTAATTTATGTGTTCCATCATACATTGGCATATTCCCCAGGTAACTTGTCATAGTGCTTGTGTTGTCACCATCGACACAAGCAATTTCAATATCTCTTTCATACTGATACATATTGAAGTTTATCATATATGTATTTATCTAAATAGTATTATGGAAAAGGTTCTTATAAACTATGAAGGATGTACTGGTGGAGATTTTGTAAGAAGTTGTTTATGGATATTAAAAAATCCTGAACACAATTTACATATAAAAGAAAACAGACTAATGTTGGATGACAAATGGCTGTTTTCTATTGAATCAAACGGGCAAGTAATACCAAATCAAGATATATCAGTTTTATTGAACCTTCTAAGATGGCCTTATTCCTCAAAAGAAAGAAACGAAAATAATGTAAAATTATACAATAATTGGCAACATTATATAAATCGTGAATATAAGTTACAAACTAAACACAAAGAATTTGATAGTGAGATATTAAATTCAAATATAGATATACAAGTGACCCATGATCCATATGATTTGCTCCATGATGACCTACATAGAGCAAAAGATATTTTCAATGAGCGAGACAAATACTTAGATACATTATTTGGACACAAATGGAATGATGTGTATTGGATTTTTAATACAACAATAGAAGACATGGCTTGGTCTATGTACTTTGATAGTGTAAAAAATCGTTTGCATGACGGTAGCCGCAACGCTTTGGTAAGGGGAGTTATGTTCAGATTAGGAAGAAACAAAGAACTAACAGAAATTTTCAAGATAAGTAATAGTAATATATTATCTCACAATGATGTGATTAATAACAAAATACATGATTTTTTTAAATTAAAACCAACAGCAATATACATGAAATGGTACAAACTATATAGCATATTAAATAATTTACCAAATCCTCCAAAAGAATATTTTGAATTTTTAGAAAAAGTGACAGACATTTGGAATAATCAAGATGCCCTTTGGGACGACTGGAGTTGGCGAGAATAAATACAACGATGGACAATGAAAAACAACAATGGATGCAAGATAATTATCCGTTCTTCTCATACGTGAGATACGGGAACAAAAAAGAGTTTACTGAGCATCTAGGTATTATAATAAACTCTGACCAAGTAATAACTTCAATGTACAATTTTGAAGCAATACCAACACCTGAACTAAGAAAGAAATTCATAGAACTTGGTGAGCAATGGTGGTGGGAATCAAATAGACTTATGCCTATAAATCTATTTCTTGGCAATCAAATAAGTCAATATAAAAATTGGATTTTAAATATGAACTCTAAAGACACTGAGGTGCTTTGGGGACCTGCAACTAGTTTATCAAATATTATTCAGAAACGTATCAAGAGGCGTTCTGTTCAACTTGTTCGCAAAATAGATTAAGCTGAACTACAATACTAACTGCATATGCAATCGCATGTGCTTTCTTAAAGAAATAACTATCATCTTCTGGTTTCTTCCATACTTCTTTACTGATAGTTTCTTTACTTTCATTAAGCAAATGTCTCTTAGCAGGTCGAATTACTGCTAGTACTTCTGCTAATTCTTCAATACTTTGAGGCTTCATGACTTTTAAAACATCTAAATGATTATGAACATGTGCAAGATTTTTAACTACATCTGCATGTTGTAGTAAATCCCAAATAGGTTCTTTTGCAATAAGTTCATCTAAATGCTTTTCATCTTTTACGCCTTCATACAAACTGTTATTAAGAAAATCTAACTTAAAGTATCCTCGTTCTTCTGCTTCTTTGTATTCGATACTTGCAAGACCACTGACTGGATCATATGGAATAGGTTGAAGATATACACCACTGTTATGTTTTGTATATTCATTCTTCTTTTTTATACTTGCTGTTATGTGTCGAAAATGTGTTAACACACTATCTCTATCGATAACATCAATATCTATATCAGTTTGTACTTTCATTCTTTTATTATACACTATTTCCAATACATTGTAAAGTATGCGGCATCATTATCATTCTTAAAATAAAACTTACCTTGATACGCAACATAATGGTCTTGTAAATGACTGTTACACCAATCTACTAACTGTGTTATATGTCCAGCACCTTCTATCATAACTTTTTCGTAGTTGATATTTTCATGAGAAACACATGTCCAGTTTAAAAATTCTTTGTTTTCAAAGTCACTATGAAAACGTCTAAGATGTTCGACCTTACCACTTAACTTTCTAAGTCTTTCTAATCTCTCTTTGACGTTTGAGTGTCTTAACATTTCAGCCATGGCTTCTACTCCAGTTATTCTACCATTATACATTATTACATGCTGATAGTCAATAGTTATTTGTAATTATGATGGTCTGCGTGATTCCAGCCCCACCAAGCAAGAGGCTTAAGGAACTGAACGTTTCTGTGTACTCCCCCAATATGAGAAAGTGTATTTGTGAGACTTGCACTATGAAAACTATACAAAACACCCGGAGACAAAGCAAAGAATAGCAGTCTTAAGTCTATAATTGCAATTACTAATACTATTGCTATATGTAGCTTGTACCAGTGTCTATGTACCCATTTTTGAAACTTACTTCTGGCAAAATCTGCAATCAGTCTAGGTGTTATATTTTGTGGTTCCCAATTCAGAAAGTAAACACGTTTCCAGCCTATATGATGTGGAGAGTGAGGATCCTTTTCTGTATCTGAATATTTGTGATGTTGTCTGTGTGATGCACTGAAAGATATTGGTGAACCTAATCCAGATGTTAAAGAAAGAAAAGTATAGAAGTAACTTTTTAAACTGTCTTTGTATTTTCCATGAGAAAAGTAATAATGAATAATGTTATGTCCAACTAGCCAAGCCCATAACATACCAAACAGAAACACTACAATAGCCCACTGCCACTGAAAGCCATATATAGCTATACCTACAATCAAAGATATATGATGTAATAATATAAATGTTTGACTTTTGTTTAGCATAGTCTTTCCTTTGCTTCATCAAAGTTTAAGTCTAATATTCTTAACTTGAAAAGCATTCTATCAGTTGTTTCTTGTTCTGGTACCATATGTTTTTTACTTACATTTAGCAATGCAGTTTTATAAAAGAAAGTTCCTTCATCTTCAAATATGATAGGAGTTTCTTCACCTTTGATAATAAAATTTATAGCACATGGTGTGCCAACATCTACATGCATCTTTACGCTTGTTCCTTGTTTCTGAGTGAAGAAGTTTGCTTCAATATTCTCTGTCTGTAGTTTGCTTTTAAAGTAAGCAAGAATTCTTGTTGTCTCTGGCATCTTAAATAACATTTCAGCATCAGCGTTCATACTAGACTGCCATGTATCTTGTTTTAACCACCAGTCTTTATCCTCTTCATTTAAGAAATCAGAAAATTTCTTACCTTTTGTTTCTGCATAACTTCCCATCTTTACACGCCTCAGAGTTACACGATTGATAGGAACATAATCACAAACTTTACTTTCTTCAATGAGCATTTCTTTGTTTATATCAAAATCTATATTGTATATTGAATTACTCACCAAAGTACTCCATCATTCTTTTTGATGCATCTGAATATGATACATCTTTTATTCTAAATTTTAGTAACATACGATTTACGTCTTGTTGTACAGGAACACTATGAAATATATTACATATGTTTAACAATGCATTTTCATAATTATACTCATGTATATTATCATTTTCTCTAAAGAGTATAGGGGTGTTCCCACCTTTAATAATTATATTTATAGCACATTGAAATCCCATATCTATATGAAATGGAAAATCTGAGTCTTTTTCTTGCAATACAAAGAAAGGTGTTATGTCTTTACTTCCTATAATATTACCAAAATCATTTGTCAGTCTTTTCATCTCTGGATAATCAGTCTGAAATTGATACTCATCAAACGACCTAACTTTTAAAGTATTCATATTGTCCCATTGCTTTTTATCTTTTAAATCATGATATGTAGGAAATATATCTTCTCCTGTATCTCTACCAGCATTTACTTTTTCTAACAATTCTGTATTGACAGTATGTAAGGATGTCTCATCACTTGAACTCATCAAGTCATGTTCTTTCACTAATTGCTGTCTATCAATATCGTAGTTAAACTTATATAAATGCTCTAACATTTGTGCTATTCCTGAGACGATAAATACGTCTATACAGTATTTATTAAGGCGAATGAATGACAGTAAAACTTTTTAACTATGCAATAACAGAACCAGAAGACAACACCTTTGTGGATATTTGTGCAGATATTACTCACAAATGTAACATGACTTGTAAGAACTGTTACATACCTAACAGAGAACCACCTGATATGGACTTAGATAAGTTTAAAGACTTTATGAGTAGATTAGGAGGCAGAGCGTTTATACGTATCATTGGTGCAGAACCAACTGTCGCACCTCAATGTGCAGAATTTATTCGTGCAGTTTACAATGAAGGCAGAACAAACGGAAGAAAACACGCTTGTACATTAGTCACAAATGGTTTGAGATTATCACATGCAAAATACTTAGACTCGCTAATTCAAGCAGGACTGCGTAGTGTAACTTTAAGTTTGAATGGTGTAGATGATGACGATTGGTATGAACAAATCGATGAAATGCGTTGTGCAAAAAAGAAATTAAAAGCACTACGTAATATAGTTGATAGAAAAATGAATTTAAACACTGGCACTATTATTATTCCAGAGATTAATTATGAAGCGCCAGCAAGATTGAAAGAACTTATCGATAAAGAAAAGATTAGAAATGTAATGATGAGAATTAAAAATGTTGGTCAACTTGGAAGATACCAAAAAGACAAAGATGGTAACATAAAATTAGATGGTCTAGTCAAACTATGTGCAGACCAGTTTAATGTCTCAGAGGACTATATTTGGAGCTTTCACGGTGTACCTTACTACAATAAGTTCAGTGAAAAGAACAGTATTTTATTTCCACTACGAGAAGGTAACAAACTATTAAACAGAGGAAGATGGGTTAAAATAACTAATTGGGATACTGATAACGAAGGTGGTATACCAGATCCAGGAAGTAAACGTAGAGGCAGGATAACACAAGATTTCAAACTTGCACCATTCTATGAACATGCCAAAGAAAATGAAGGCGGATATTAAATGATAATACACGTATGTGGTATGGACATTGACCTCAATAATGAAGCTGACCTTTTCTTTTTACATGAAACACTAGTGTATGAAAAGATAAAAGACTTAGAGTCATTATCAAGTTCCGATATCTATACTAAAATATATAAAAAAGATGTAGTAGACACTTATCTGCGTAGAGCCAACACAGGTAGTTGGGACGCATACAAAGATGTTGTATACACATACAATGAAGAACTTTTTGAAAATGTAAGTAAAGACTTTACTATGTGTTGGAAAAAGTCAGACAAAGAACACAATAAACTAATTATACTTCTTACAAGTTATGCAGGGCATGAGGGCAGACTAACAAGTCCGCTAACAAACGTAAGTGATAAAATTGTAAACTTAGATACTGATTTGTTGATTGTAAATGAAGACCCTTTGAGATATCCAGAATGTTTATATCCTAGTGCAATGGTACTTGGTGTTAGTAAAGAAAATGATACACAA